CAAGTCTTGTAACGTCTGTCTTCAGTTTCTGAAGCTCTATATCTAACGTGCAAGAATGGTCTCTTAGCGTTTTTACCAAGGATTTGGTCATATACTGAAGTAGAACCTGCAGGAACTAAAAGTCCATTAACTCTACCTGACCCTGCTCCAACAGGTAATCCACCTCTCATTGTTGGGTCATTCAAATATTTCCAATCAGATTTGTAAAAGTCATAACCTCTTCTGAAACCTGTGAAACCTAAGTTCAATGCCATTTCTTTTTCGTTGTCAAAAAGACCGTAAGAAACACCACCTGCTGCGTTAGAAGATTGCTTAGAAAGCATATCGTCAATGTCGAAAGAAAAATTTCTATCTACAAATACAACATTTTCTTCAATAGCACCTTGCTTATCTAATCTTGAAATGATATCATCCCAATCAGTTAGCAATGTTGGGTTTCCACCACCCCAAATGTTTCCTCTATTTTCTACTGAATAGAAGATACCATCTGAACCTTCGTTTCCAACCATACCGGCATCTGCTACTGTTTGAGTAGCTGCACCTGATGTTGCACCTGCAGGAACCGCTTCAATCATTGCAGTCTCAAGATAATCGTCAAAACGTAATCTTGTTTCGTGCTCAGACTTCATATACCATAGGTATCCATTTGCTCCATTTTCAGTAGTTACTTCAACCCATCCAATTTGAGCCATATCAGAACCTGATACTGCATATTTGTCTTTAATGATAATTGGCTTGTTCTCGAAGATGAAATCATCAGCTTCTAAAGACTCTTCCATTCCAACTGTTCCTTTTCTGAATTCAGAACCATACACAAACATTGTGAATTTTTTTCCGGCTCCTGCTACAGGAATACCACCGTTGTCATAAAAAGCAACACTCACAGTTTTAGTTCCATAGTCAACTTTAGTAACAATTGCTTTACCTGAACCACCACCTGCATTATCAGAGATAAATACGGTTTGTCCTTTTCTAATAGCAATACTGTTACTTGCACCGAAAGCAGGGTTACCTGCATCACCGATAACAAAATCAGCTTCGTCAGCATTAATTAATGCTGCAGTTGTACAATCCACATATTTAGTATGCAATCTTCCTTGTTCTGCCCATTTGATAAGGTCAGAGTTAGATGGCATTTCTGCACCTACCATTCTTAGGAAAGATGCTATTGTTCTATTACCATATCTTTCAAACTCCTTTTCGTAAGTATCAGGTAGATACTGATTCAAGAAATCAAAGTTGGTAATGTAGTTAGACTTCAACGGCACTCTTTGTGCACTTGGTTGAAGGTCGTAACCGGGTACGTTTAATACACTCATAATTTACTTTTTTTACTTTAGTTTAACACTTATTTATTTTTACTTCTAATCTTTAACCCACGACCGTGGTCATTGGTTACAGACTTAAATTGCATACCTGTCTTTGTATTGCCAACTTCCGGAGCAGTACGAGTAGTCATATTTACATTTTTTAACTTTCTCATAGTTTCATCTGCAGATGCAGACTTCCCTTGCTCATAAAAGAATTTAGCAAACTTTTCAGGATGCATTGCCATTGCTAGTGACCTGTGGTAACCTTCTGCGTTTTTAAGAGAACCATCTTCCTCTTGATACTTTTTAATAAAGTTTTGAGGGTTAGAATGAACTTTTAATAACTCATCTGAATCACCGGGTGAAAAGTAAACTTTGTTGTCATCTAATGTAAATTCAAAACCTTTGAACTCTGTGAACACATTGTTTGTTTTTTCAAGATAAACTTCCCTCGCTCTAGAGTTTCGTTCATCTATCGTCTTCGCTTCAGCTATGTATTGTTTATATGCCTTGTATTCTTCTGTGTCAGCTTCAAGATTCGAATCCCTTCTCGACTCAAGAGGGACCTTGTATAATTCTTGTTGCTTACTAAAAAAATCCTTAGCTTTCGCAATAGTCTTTTTCTTTGCTAATTTTATTTTTCTAATTTGCTTTTCATCATCGATGTCTTCATCATATTGATAATCTTCCATAAGGTCTGTGATGTCTTCAGCATCTAAACCTTTTTCAGTTGCAGTTAGATATTCTCTTAGCAATCTATCAGGCTCCATTTCATCGTAATTCTTTTGCAATTTTGCAAAGTCATCAAATCCACGACCTGTTTCTTTTTTATATTGTAGATACTTGGACACATCTTCGGGAAGTGGTTCGTTTTCTTCCCTAGTTTGATTCAATTCATCTAGTGAATTAATCTCTCTCCCGTATCTACTTTCCATAAATTTAAGAACGTCTTCCTCTTTTAACTCTGAGGATTGAGTTTCTTTTTGTACTACCTTTGGTTCTGACACCTCCGGAGTTTTAATTTCTTCTTCGGCAACCACTTCGGGTGCTTCTGTTTTTACAGGCTCATCACTTATTTTTTCTTCGTGCTTATTTAAAAGGTCTTGTTCAACTTGTTGAGTAGACTTTTCTTCAGCAACCCCCACCTCTTTTACTTTAATTTCCATATTTTATTAAATTTAATTTTATACAAAGTTACACAAAAAATAATATACTTTTAGACGGCTACCTTGGATTGAATTCTGCTAGGTCAAAGCCATCTAAACTATCCTCGTTTGATTCAAAATTCATTGGAGGAAGATTATTTTTACGTTGATTTATTAATTTAGACTGTTCACTATTAGCTTGAGATATACGATTAGACTTTGCTTTTTCTCTGCTATCTTCTCTTGTTGATAAAGATTGTGCATCCATTGCTCTTAATTGCAAATTCATTTGGAATTCTTCTGCCATTAACTGAGACTTTAACATAGCTTCCTGTTTCATCTTTTCAATTTCAAAAGCAATGTCACCTTGTCTAAACTGAAGTTTAGCCTGAGTTTCCATTTGCAATTTTTGTTGATTAGCTTGTACAGTCATTTCTTGTTGCTTAATCATCTGTTGAGATTTTATAGCTTGTTGTTGCATTGCCATTTTCTCTTCCCTTTCTTGCTTAGAAATCCTTTTCATTTTTAAAAGCTGATTAGCAAGTTTCATATTTTTAATCTCACGAATGTCAATAGCATCTTCAAGATTTATATCTCCTTTAGATAAAGCCATCTGAATATTCTGTTCAAGTTGTGCTCTTTGTTCTTCATCCGGAGACAACTCAATAAATATTCCAAAGTCATAAATATATAAGTTGGAGATATCTCCAAGTATAGACACATTATATTTTCCAATTTGATTTATAAACTGCTCTTTAAAATCTGAGTACTCTAAAATATCAGCTACTCTATATGTAATTGCTTCGGCTAGTGTTTTATAAATATATAAACTTCCCTGAAGAATATGTCTTGTAGCTACATTAGAATTTAATGCTGCCATTTTTTGTAACCCAACCAATGAATCTGAAGATGGCATACTTGCATCTCTAGCTTCATTTAAACCTGTTACTGTTCTTATTTGGTTTAAGTAGTGGTTATAGTTAGTAATCAACATTTGAGCCTTTGATGCTCCTGAAGAGGATTGCAATTCTTTAATAGGAACCCTAGCTTGATTATAATCACCATCTTGAGTATAACTTCTACCAATAACACTACCTGTTTGGAAATACATTCTTAATGCATCCTCCGGATTATAAGCATTTCCTGTTCCTAAGTCAACTTCATTAAGACCATCTGCGTCTATAAAGACACCATCAGGTACAACTCTTGATATTACCTGTTGTAATTTTAAATGGGTAACCTGTATTAAATCTGCAAACGGAACCATTCTTCTAACTAAAGATTCAATAGAACCTTTATACATTCTAGGTGCACAAGCTACATAGTTTGGAATTGCGTGTTGTGTGGCTGATTGAGGTCTAACCATATTCTCCATCATTTTCCATTGGAGTAATATATTAGTTCCCATAACCATAACACCTTCATACCATACATCTATTGTTTTTGATTCTTTTGTGAAGTTACCTTCATCCATCATTTCATTAGGTGGATTAAAAGTATCATCCTTTTCAATCATAGTAACATTGCCATTATCTTTTACTTTTCTTTTATATACAACCTTTTTAGTTGTTTTATAATTAAAGTACATAAGAGTTGCAGTGTCTTTGTAAAATATATCGTTTTGATATGCTTGAGCATTATTATAATAATCATACCAACTTTGAGAATACTGAGATATTTCATCTAAGTCTTCATTAGTTAGTGAGGTGTCTATTTTTTTAAGTTCTATAATTGGAACTGTTTTTATTTCTCCCCAATAAAAGCAATCTTTAAAAAACGGGTCTTCTGTATAACTATAAACAATATTTGCAGGGTCTACATAAGATATCTTCACACCATCTCCTGCTAAAAACTCGTGTTTGGCTACCGAAAGACCTAAGACTGTCATATCATAGTCTAGTCTTTTTCTTGTGTCATCATATTTATTAGACTCAAATAAAGTACTAATAGCTTCTTCTTCGGCTATTTCAATTGCAGGTTTGTAATTAAGTTGCATATACAACTTTAATTCTTCATCTGAATTTGGTAATTCTTCAGGTGCTACTGTAAAAGGATTTGCTCCTGTTTTCTCTTGTATAGTTTCAAGCATTGGCTTAGCAACCATTTGTCCCTCAACCATTTGTTGGTACTTGCTTCTTTTAGATTGAGACATTGCATCTTGTGCAAAAGCTTTAGGTACAAATTCTCGGCTTTGCATTCCGTTAACAACAATGTCTACGAACTTAGGTAGTATAGGAACGGGTGTCCAATCTAAATTAAGATAAGATAAGTCTCCGTCAATTGCTAATTCGTTTTTATATTTGGCTACAGGTTGTTCACCTCTTGCATATAATCTAAGTCTGTGGAAGTCTTTCCATTGATTATAATACCTACAACTGTTTCCGTCTCTTTTAAACCATTCATATTGAATAGCCTGACCTATTTGTAACCCAAACTCATCAGTAGCTTTTTCTGAATCTGAAACAAATTGACTAGGAAATCCTGTAGATGATATGTTAATGTCTACTTTTTTCATCTAATAATTTCGCTTATTGTACCTTTATTACTATACCTTGCAAAGTTAATCTTTATTTTTGAAACTTTTTGCTCAGGAATATACAGGTGTTTCTGACAAGCCATTATCGCTAAACCCGAAGAAATACTAGCATCAAACTTGGTTCTATTGCTAATATCAAACTTTGCCCAATCTTCTAAAGTTCTAACGAAAACGCAGTCACCCATTTCATTATTTTCTTTCATTCCTATATTCGCATCTATATACGATTCTATAGCGGAAGCGTGTGCTTGTTTCACGGCTTCACTTGAATTAGGAATACCACCTAATTCCTTTTCTGTTTTTGATAATTTATTATAAACCTTATCAGGTCTGTTCAAACAAAAACTTCTATAACCTCTATTTTTAAAGTGATATAAAAGTCTAGGTTTATTATTTTCAATCAATATAGGCATTCCATAGAAAACACAAGCCTTTAATACATCTTCAAAAAACATTTCTGCAGTTTGAGGTCTAGCTATGTATTCTAAAAAAAATTCATTACTAGGTGCATCATCCATATTAAACATAGTTAAACCGTGAAGTGCTCCATTAGAACCACCTCCCCCTACTGTACCTGATATATCGTAACTATCACAACCAAAGGCTCCTATGTGTTTATTGCCGGGAGTTTTTCTACCATTAATTACTTCTACTCTATTTTGTAATTGTTTAGATGGTGTCCAAGAAACATAAAACCTACCCCTATCATTTGGAGTAAATTCTACCTTACTATCTTTTATTCCATTCTTCCAAACTAAATCCCCACGAGTTAAGTGATGGTCCATAATTAACGAATCATTATAATCTATCTGTTGGTATAGTTTAGTTAAATTAAATATAGACTGTTTACTCTCATCTCTAAATGCGTGAGACTCTGTTCTAGGAAATTGTCTGTAAAATTCATTTAATGCATCGGGGTCTTTTTTTAAAGACTCAACTTCATTTTCCCAATAGTTTACTGCACCTTGATGAATCATTTCCCCATCAATACCCGGCTTGGGTAATTCCGGGGTTTTAAAAACAGGCATACCATACCTATCTATAAAGCCTTCCATATTCCATTCCATTGGGATGAAAAGTGAATACATTCCACTTTTAGTTTGACCATTTGCATTTCTAAATAACACATTAGAATTGTTATAAAGATTCTTAAAATTATCTCCACCTTTATCTAATGCATTAGATGTAGAACCCATCATACATTTACCTATGATTTTACTACCTAATCTTAAACAAGTTTTGGTTACCCTCCAATTGTTTAATATGTTATTTGGTTTTATCCATTTACCACTTTCATCGTGTACTAATAATAAAAGTTTTTCACCATCATAACTGTTGTCATCAGTATTCTTCCAATCTATAGTGGTATCTAAACCATACAACTCATCAGAAGTTGTATCATACATATTTTTCTTTGTAATCTTAGCGGCAGGAATTCTAAAAGCTAATTCTGTTTTAGGCTTATCCATACCATCCATAATTGGTTTAAAGAAAAAAGGTAATCTGCTATTAATAGGAACCACTTTATCTGTAAACATTTTCTTAGCATCCGAACCTGTTTTAGACAATATACCTACCCTTGAATCCTTAGCAAGTGTACCTGTGTTTACACATTCTGACGATGACATAAAAGAAAACCCTGAACGTCTTATCTTTAAGTATATCATACCAAAACTTCTTTTGTCAGCCTTACAAGCTTCCCAAAAAATATAAAGCAATCTGTTTGCTTCTCTGAAATCAGGATAACCTACATCAATACTTGTCCATTGCAAGTACATATAATGAGCACCTGTTAGATAAACTTTCTCACCATTTGAATAGTACCAATAACCTTCTTCTCTTCTTTCAAACTCTGTTTCAATATATTCTACCCACCTATCTTTAAACTCAGAAGGCATTTCATTCCATTGAAATATAGATTGAATTTTTCTTAGCGATTCAGGTATTTCTTTTCTTTCCCAATACTGTTCTTCTTTTTTGTTACTCCTTTTATATATTACTTTAGGAGTCTTAGGCAACGCAATTGTCAAACCTTGAATAGAAATAATATCTCCTATTTCCCCTGTCTTTGATATAACCACAAAATCATACTTAAGGTTATAGCCGTATGACCACGTTTTAGCCTTGTTCTTAGACGTTAAAACATTTTTTGGTACTACACCCTCAAGTACTTTATATAGTTTATTTAGACCTTCTTTCTGCAAATCCTTGTTTTGTATCAGTTTTTTTTGCTCCTCGTTCTAAAGATTCAATAGCTTCCTTCTCTGATTCTATTCTATTTAGAATTTCAAAGGCATCAAAAATTGCTAATTTTTTTGTAGCTGCTGCATTTTTTAATCTATCAGCAGATAAATCATCTTCGGGGTCGTGTTTAATAATCGCTTCCTTCGCCACCTTGATTAGTTGTTCCACCGCCCTGTGACCTGCTTCTATTATTTTTAGTTTTATTTCTTTTGATTTCATTTTTAATTCTTTTTAGTTTTTTTAAATGAACATAATCGAAATCTTCGTCATCCATCCAATCCCACTCTCGACTCATAATATCATAGTTATTTGATGGTCATACATTCTATACAACTTTTCCCCATCCACAGTAAATTCATATTCACTATCAGGTTTAAAAGTAACTTTGGTTCCTTCGTTAACACCTTGACTAATGAGATAATTGTTTGGGTATTTAACCATTCCAACCAATGGTTCTTCTTTAATGTTTTTATAAAGATACGAATCTTCAGGTTTTGTAGGTTTAATAAAACAATACCTATCTACTGCATTCCAATTTTTACCATTGTGATAAGCAAAGAATTGTTCTTCTTCTACGAAAAATAAATTATCTTTAAAATAACTTTTACCACTTTGAATCTTTCCTTTCATATCATTATAATATTTAAAAACATTATGATGAACTAACAATTTGTTTCCTTTTTTTATTGGACCATTGTATCCGATAGGAACCGATATAACCTCTGCTTGTCTTTGAGAAAAAATGTGGTCTTCTTGAGAGGTGCTAATAATAAAATCAACTCCGCCAATTTCTTTTGTGTTGTTGTATCTTTTATTGTCTAATGGCTTTACAATAAATGCTATAGGTGATTTCATAATTTAATTTATGAGCCACAACCAATACAGTCTATATGTGAATCAGTTGGCTTGACTCCATTTAATTTCATTTCAATATTGTGAATCTCGTCAGCAATAGACATTTGTTCCATCCAATCATCTACCTTATTCTTCTCCATTTTCAAGACCTCAACTTTTTTGATGAGTTCTTTTCTTTCCTGCTCCGACATTCTTAAAAGTTTATATTATACTCAATTGATATTGGCATAGTAGAAGTAAACTCTTTCCAAAGTAAAACCTCATCATCGCTTTGTATATATATTAATATAGAATCTCTATCAATATCATACTTAATCAAATGTATAATATAACTTCCATTTAATATAACCTGCCCTACTAAATAATGCATTGCTCCTGACTTATAATCAGGTCCTACTGATATTTTTCTAATATCCATTAGTATACTCTAAGTTCAAAGTTTCCTTGGGCAATGTCTGCCACGGTTGATGCAAAATCTCGGTCTAATTTATCAATTGTAACTTGTCCGTTAGCTTTAAGATACCCTCCGAAAAAACATAAAGCTTTAGAATCTTTAGTACCACCATACCCATTTAACAATACAAGAACAGGTTGGTCTCCAAATGCTACGGCAGGTCTTATTACAATTTCATTACCGGAATCTACCCAAGTAAAAGTTGTACCTGTGGTATTATTAGCTTCTACTACTGATACATTTCCTCCTGTCGATGAGAATGTTGCTTCATAACTTGTATAAGGT